GCAACGACTGACATCGTTCCACCGCATGGCCTATCAGAATGCTGCCCAAAGGCGATACCTCTACAACGTGATTTACGATTGGAAGGATAGCGATGTATGGAAAATCATCATGGACAACAATGCGGTGTTCCCCAAGACCTACATGAACTTGTGGAGAGTGGGAGCCAAGCTGCGTATGTCGCAGATCTTCGCTGCGGACACTTGTAGGGCGATTCCTCGCTTGCTGGTGTTCTACCCTGGCTTCTATGAGAAACTCCAGCGCAGGTGCCCTAACATCGATATCGTGCTACTCTATTACGATACCCGCTTGTTCAAATCCAGCTCGCAGAGCTCCAAGCATGGTGTAGGCAACAATGAGGAGACGATGCGTGAGCAAATCCGCAAAGGCATCCTCGATGGCATCAAGAACGGCAGAACCGATAACGGCTTTAGGGTCGCACGAAAAGCGTGGTCTAAAACCGAGCGATATAGCGGTCTCGACTTGGCGGTGTACCGCCATATCCTCAATATGCTGCATGGTGGCGATGCCAAGAGCAGGACCTATCGTGCTTGGATGATTGACTTAAACGCATCACTCCGTAAATCCTGCACCAATGAAAAAGGCTAACATCAATAGTCTCCGTACAATCCGCAGGAGGCAGAGCAAGCGCAAGAAGGAGTTTATCGAAGCCTTCGCCAAGTCGCTCGCTCTGGTCGCTTCGACCTGCCGCAAGGTGGGCATCACACCGCCAACGTTCTACAACTGGTACAACGATGACCCCGTCTTTGCGGCAAAGATTGACGAGATTAGAGAGCTGGCCAAAGATTCAGTCGAGGCGAAGATCTACAAGAAGATTGACGAGGGCGACACCACTATGCTCATCTTCTATGCCAAGACCAAGATGAAGGACAGAGGGTATATCGAGCGGCAAGAGTTTACGGGTAAGGATGGCAAAGACCTGATGGCGCAACAAGAAGTGGACCTCTCAACGCTCACCGATGAGCAGAGAGAGGCCCTGCTCACCATCGGCATCAATATGCTGAACAAAAACGAATGAACTCCAATGAGGTTGCGATACTGGCTTTACAGGTGGTTGCAGACGAGTGCCGTAAGTCCCTTTTCTACTTCGTGCAGACTTTTTGGGATGTCATCATTGCGGAAAAACCCGTCTACAATTGGCACATTCCGTATCTGTGCGATGAGCTGCAAAAGTTGTCGGTGTGCATCATCAACCGAGAGCCGAAGCCGTATGACCTCATCATCAACATTCCTCCCGGCACTACCAAGTCCACTCTGGTCTCTGTCATGTGGCCCTGCTGGTTGTGGATTAACGACCCGAGCATCCGCATCATCAGCAACTCTTACTCGGGCATCTTGAGCAACGACCTTGCTAGCAAGTCGAAGGACATCATCAATAGCGACAAATTCAAGACATTGTTCCCGAACGTAGTCATAAGGCGAGACATGAGCGGTAAGCAACACTATGCGAACACCGCCAATGGATTCCGTTATGCCACATCAACGGGAGCTACTATCACTGGTTTTCATGCCCACGTCATCATCAACGATGACCCGCAAAACCCGAAGCAGGCTGAATCAGAACCGCTGCGAGAGCAAGCCAACGAACACACCAAGACCCTATCGAGCCGTAAGGTGGATAAGGCGAATACTCCAGTGGTGACCATCATGCAGCGATTACACGATGAGGATGTGACGGGATTCCTGCTGAAACGCAAGGCTGACAACATCAAACACATCTGTCTGCCCGCAGAGTTGTCCGATTTCGTATCTCCAAGCGAGCTGGCTGCACGATATGTCGATGGATTGTTAGACCCATTGAGACTTGGGCGGCACACGCTCCAAGAGGCTAAAATCGACTTGGGCTCCAGAGGCTACGCTGGGCAGTATGAACAACGGCCAACGGTGGCTGGCGGTAACATCATCAAGGAGGGCTGGTTTCAGCACGTTTCGAAGGTGGACTTCGGCATCATGCGTAACCGTGAGCCGATACACTTCTTCCTCGATACCGCCTATGACAAGAAGAACAAGAGCGACAACAACCCCACCGGCATCATCGGTGCTTGCAGGATTCGCAACAATATCTACATCACCTGTGCTGCCAAGTTGTACAAGGAGTTCCCCGACCTCATTCGGTTTCTGCCCGACTATATGGCGGCACACGATTTCGACAAGACGAGGAGCACCCTGCGCATCGAGCCGAAAGCCAACGGCAAGTCGGTCTCGCAGCAGCTCAAAGAGGTTACAGACCTCAATGTAGCCTACACTCCGTCACCCAGCGATGACAAGGCGACAAGGCTCCATGCAGTCTCCCCGAAGGTGGAGTGCGGCAGGGTGTATTTGGTAGATGGGGATTGGAACGAGGAATTTGTCGACGAGGTGTGCGGTTTCCCGAACAAACCGCATGATGAGTACGTGGACCTGCTGGGCTACGCTATCAACTACTTCACCGATGATGATGACGATCTGCCCGATAACCTGGACGAACTATTTTAACATGACATAACTATGGGATTTCTTAATTTTCTGACCAACAAAATCAATGCCGCCGTAGGGCGGAATCAGACGTTCGAAGAGCTCATCGAGGCAAAGGACATCAGCCGAGTGAGGTCTATGATGGATTCAAGGGAGACGATGACCCTACAAGCTCTGCATGAGTATGACACAGACCGCCACGACATCATGAGCCGAAAGGACAAGGTTGTCAAGGACAAGGACGGCAACATCAAGGATATCGTGAAGCGGTGGAAGCTGCCTCTTGGATATCCGCAGTACATCAACGAGATTGCGCTGGTGTTCATCTATGGGCGACCCGTGAAGTGGGCTTGCTCCACCGATGGCTGCGATAATGCTTTCAACCGATACACCGACCTGCTGGACGATATGCACTTCAACTCCCGACTGAGGGAAGCGAAGCGCATCGCTGGTTGTGAGACGCAGTCGGCCATGCTGTTCCGAGTGTACAAGGATAACGATGGCAAACCAGCTTGCCAAATTCGTGTCCTCGCTCGCTCCAAGGGCGATGAAATCTATTCCTATTGGGATATCTATGGCAACCTGCTCGCAGCAGCATGGGGCTACTATGCGAAAGATGGCGACAATGCCGTGACCTATCACTTCGACATCTTCACTCCCAAGACCACCTATCGATGCGAGAAAGCAAAGATGGGATGGAGCGTGACCCCCGAGGTAAACCTCATCGGCAAGATTCCGCTCATCATCTTCCAGCAGAAGGTGGAGTGGGACGGAGCGACCAATCTGATTCAGCGAGAGGAATATGTCGGCTCGCATACCGCAGACACGAACGATTACTTTGCCGACCCCTACCTTGTCATCAACCGAGACATCGTGAAAAACCTGCCGAAGAAGGATGAAGACGGAAAGGTGCTTGTTACCAAGGGCGATACGATCAACATCAACCAAGCTGCGGGCTACCTCACTTGGGACAATGCACCCGAGAGCAAGAAGGAGGAAATCGCTTGGCTCCAGAAGCACATCTTGACCAAGACCTTTACTCCCGACCTTGAATCGCTGAAATCAATCTCCAACGTGTCCTACAAGACGCTTCGGCTGATGCTCCTGCTGCCCTATATCAAGGCAGACAAGACCAAGGAGAAACACGATGAGCTGCTGGATCGTACGGCTTCGCTGGTGTTGGCAATCATCGGTAACGTGCTGGACGTATCGCTCAAGGGCCAATGCGAAAAGGCGGTCATCAAGCACACGTTCCAAGAGCCGTTTGCCGAGGATTTGATTGATGCCGTTGACCGCATTGTCAAGGCGAAGGATGCCGGCATCATGAGCGAGGAAACCGCTATCGAGCAGAACCCGCTGGTCGAGGACCACGATGTGGAGAAAGAGCGTGTAGCAAAGGAGAAGGAGGCGAGGGCTGCAACCTACACCGATATCTTCGGAGCGCAGCAGAACACAGACGATGTATTCGGGGGAGCCCGTTAATGGCTGTTAGGACGAGCAGGAGAGCGAAAAACACTCCAGACAAGGTACACCTTTGTCGGGAGTGTAAACACGCTGGAAAGGGCTTTTCCGAGCGTTTAAGCGGTGGGTATGTTTTGACTTGGTGCCCATTCAAGAAATATGCCCAGTTCCTGCACATTCCGCAGCATTGCGAACACTTTGACAAACGACTGAGTAACGATGGCAAGGAGGATTAATCTCGACAAGTACGGAGCAGGTATCTTCAAGCGCACCGAGATGTATGCGGCTCAAGTGAGCAAGCAGTTTGAGAGTGCGGTGGAGCGACTGCTGAAACTGACCCGTTCGGTGGAACTGGGTGAGGGCGAGCTGTTCACGTTCTCATATAACAACCGCATCGGGCGGGAAGCGAATGCCATACTGCGAGACCTCTATGCCAACGTGTACCAGCAAATCAAGAACGGAGCCACGATGGAGTGGGAGTATGCCAACCTTTCGGCTGATGCGATGATTCGCTCCATCTTCGGCAAGGTTGCTGATGACAACCACTTCGCCCGCTACTTCCTGCGTAACCAAGAGGCGATGGACGCTTTCTTTGAGCGCAAGACCGCTGGGCTCAACCTATCGCAGCGTGTATGGAACTGCGCGGGTCAGATCAAGGATGAGATGGAGCTGGCCCTATCTGTCGCTATGGGCAAGGGTGAGAGCGCAAGCACCATCAGTCGACAGGTGCGCCAATATCTGCAAGAACCCGATAAGCTATTCCGCAGGGTGCGGGATGAGAAAGGCAACCTCAAGCTATCGAAAGCTGCGGCAGCTTACCATCCCGGCCAAGGTGTCTATCGCTCCAGCTACAAGAATGCGATGCGATTGACGAGGACTGAGACCAATATGGCCTACCGTTCTGCCGATCACGAGCGATGGCAGCGATTGAACTTCGTTATAGGCATCGAGATTCATACATCGGGCAACCATCCCGATGCAGACATCTGTGACGAGCTCGCTGGTGTTTACCCGAAGGACTTCAAGTTTGTCGGGTGGCATCCTCAGTGTCGATGCTTCGCCACACCGCTTCTCGCTGATGAGCAGGATATGATGGATTGGAGCGAGAAGGTGAT